ATGTTACTAACACATTTATATCAACACTAAAACTATATTCTTTATCATCACCATTATCTTTACCTAATCTAATTACAGTATATTTACCATTATTAGTTGATAAATTCTTTAATTTAATTGTATCACTTTTAGAAAGTCCATGTTTAACTGGTGTAGTAAATGTTAACATATTTCTATTATTTATAATACTTACTTCAACATCAACAAGTAATAAGCCACCACTAACTAAATTATGAGTAATATCACCTGGTAATTGCCCTACTTTAATTGGATATGAAATGGTAATCTCCCAATTCTTAACACCATTTTTTGGTGACATACAAAATAAATTTCTGTTTGGTTCCATATCCGTAAACACACAAAATGATGTGTTATTTACATCTGGGTCTCTAAAACCAAACCAACCATTATCTTCCCTAAGAAACTTATCTATTGATTCTTTATATGTTAAATCACCTTCAGTTTGGTCTAACTCACTAATTGTTGTAGCATTTGATGGGAAACTCACATCCCTAAATTTAGCAGAATTAAAAGTATTCCAACTATTGATTTCAGTAGTATTAAATAAAACATTATTAAATAACGTGTTAAATGTTCCCGTTAACCTATAATATGGAGATTGTTGTCTTTCCTTATTAAATTGTTCACCCACATTGATAACCTTCTCTATATCACCTACAGGTAGTAAGTTTGTCTTACTTTCCAATTTGAGTTTTAGGAAAGAATCTTCGTTCACAGATTCCTGTGAAGACGCACTATTTAATCTAATTTTATTTTCTTCCATTATTCTATCGTATCACTCGCACAACCAAATTGACTTATTATTTGATATCTATCTGAACTTTTAAGATGACCCCCTAGAGTTAATGACCCATCTGCTGGACCTATTATCCCTGTTTCTACATCGGTACCACCCTTTTGTAAAGTATATTCAACACCTTCAACTAAATTATATGCACCTAACGTGGTGGAATTCAACCTATTTAGACCTGGTTCGGGCGTATCTTCCACAACAACTTCTTGTGGTATCCCACTTGGAGGGTATTTTTGACCAAATTCATCAACCACTAAAAATCTATAAGCACCTGGTGGTAAATCTTCAAATATTACAAAAGCAGCTACCACATCTGGGTCTGGATATGTAATATCAGAACTATATGTAGAACCTGTAAAGGTAGATGTGGTCACTGATGAAAATTCAACCGAATAAAAAGGTGTACCACCTTCTATTTTAAGTCTAACTTGACCATCATTAAATTCAACACAATTAGTTGGTGTTGAAAATGGAGTTACTAATAATTGAGTTGGAACCGCAATCGTTCTAGTATAACCAGAAATTTGAGGTTCATCCGTATTACTATCACTTACCGTTATATCATAAATTCCATCATCTAAACCTTCAAATAATGTTGCATATGGAATATCAAGTTGTGTTGAAGTAAACCCAGCTGGGGTACTTGTTTTTAATATTGTTATATCATAAGGCCCAATTCCACCTGTAATTGAGTTAATATAAATAATCCCATTATTAGCGGTTGTTGATTGTGAATTTCTTGTTGTAATATTAGCTTCTAATTTTAATAACCCTCTAACAATAAATGTTTTTTTAACTGAAACACCATTACTATCAGTAACTATTACAAAATAACTACCAGCTGATAAATTACCAACATCTTCAGTATCACTTAAAGGTATTTGAGGATTATCAGTTTTATACCATTCATATGTATAATCTGGCGCACCACCTTGTACTGTAATATTAATTGACCCATCGGTACCATTAACTGTTGTTACATCTGAAATAATACCAGTTATATTAATTATAATTTTAGGCAATCTACTACAAGAAGTAAAATATTTACTATTCATTAAATCTAAAGCAGAATTATTTGGTTTAGTTCCGAAATAGAAATAAAATGAATTGTTGAACTGTTCAAGAGCACCAATTTTAGTTTTAGCTCTATATGAATTATATTGTGATGAATTAAATTTTGAGTCGATTAAATCGATATCATCAAATGCATAATTAGGGTCATTTAATTTAATCAATTGTGAACGTATTAATTCATCATCAATATCAGCATTATCAATTGCGGTGTTTCTTGTATCATCTTCATCAAGACCCACACCTATTTCACATATCCTTCTAATAGACCTAGATTGTGTATTATTAACTTTAATATTTGTACATGAAATATCGAATAATAAAGGGACTAAACCTGTAACAGTAATTTGACCAGCTTCATCCCTTTCATTAACAAATGGTGGGATTTGATATGTTGTTGCAATTAATTCTGGTTGCACTTTTGGTAAAGCTTGCCAATCACAATCAAATACCGCACCTAAATTATATAAATCAGTCGCATATAATTTAGCACCACCAACACCACCAATACCATCACTTCTCACACGCCCACTTGTTAAGGGCTTATAAAATAATTCATCTTCATAACTAACAATAACACCCTCATGAATACTAATAGCTTGACTATCACTGACTCTACCATTATCTGGGTTGGTGTTTACCAACTTATTATTATCAAGTCCATTACTATCTTCACCACCACCGTCTATTTCACCGCAAAATTTCTCATCACTTTTATTCTTTTTATATTTTAATAAAAACGGGTATAACGCACCATTTATCCATTCATTATAAAAATCAAATTCAAATACATTAAGTGTTTCAGCTAAAGCTATTTGGAAACAATCTAATGTTTCACTCTTACTATTATTACCCGTAGTACTACATCGATTTCTACAACCAGGTGTATATTTCACATCAGTAATTGGACATGTTATTCTAATACAACCTATCCAACAAAATGGTCTAATTTTAACACCAAGTATTTTAATTTGAAAACTAATAATATTATTTATAATTGATAATATCTCAATTATAAATGATATTATTAGACATAAGATTGTATAAACTGGATTAAAATCAGTATCTAATTTATTAAATGGTATAGGATTTTTAAGACCTACACAATTATCAACATCTTTAAACCCTATAAAATTTCTATTTTCCTTATTAGAATTTTTCTGATATCTAGCAATGTGATTTTTAACTGTATATATTTTATTCCAATACATATCTCTAAAATGGATATCAGATGTTGATTCATCAAAAGAATAATCAACTTCATCTTCCCTTTCTGGATTATGAGGTATTAAATATTTAGCTTTAGTTCTTAATCTACCACTACCACCTGTTTCATTTAATGATACTTTAAATCTAACCCTAGTTCTAGTTGCGATTCCTTTATTTGGGTTATCAGTTGGAACTAATCTACCAAACTCATTAGTAATCATATAGTCTAAATTCATTGGAACTTGAAATGCCCAAACACCATTATCATTAATTAATTGACCACCTTCAATATCTAATTTTTCAACTTCACCAAATAATGTTTTCCTTAAGATTTCAATAGTACCAGACCCTTCACCCATTTCACAAACTCTACCCATCTTTTTTCTAGGTCTACAGTTTTTATTTACACTATTTTTTTCATTATCCCCAAATATTGAACCAGTGAAGATTGCTTGTGGTTGTATATTATAATTTAAATCAATATCAATTCTACTAATACCGACTTCTTTAGCTTCTTGTTCACCCCAAAATGGAATTACATTAACACCAAGTTGTCTATTTTTAACTTGCGTTAAATTATTAAGATTATTACCAGCTTTAAATTTGGTTGGTGAATCAAATAATTTTTTAGGATTACCTTGTTCTATAAAATCATAAGGTCTTTGTGAAAATATTCCAATATCTGATAAATCCACATCCACATTTAATATATGATTACCAACTGGAACACCAAATAACATAAAGTCACCAGCACCGTTAGTTGTTGTTGTATATTTATAATATTTTTTATATACCTCAAAAAGCTCTGGGTTATCAATTAATTCCCTTTTAGTTGGGAATGTACCAATTGGTGCATGACACTCACTTTGTGCATCTTTAGGTAATGTATTATATCTAATACCTTCTTCACTTAAAACTTGTAAATCTGAATATGGATATAAGGTTGAAATTTCTGGGTCTTGAGCATCTTCATCAGTTAAAGGAATAAAGATTGAAACTCTAGCATTAGGAACTCCAACACCACTATTCATTATTACACGCCCAACTACCACACCATAATTTGAGTAAAAACTACGGTATACATCTTCTTGTGATATTTTTAATGATAAAATTTCAAGAAAATCAAAATCTTGATTTAATTGAATTTTAACACTATTATCACCACCATTTGGTTCGGTACGGATTCTTATATTTCTTGACATTATTTAATTACTTCTACACCTACTAATTCATAATCTTCTTCGTTGAAATCTTCATCAAAATCATCTTCTTCTTTTTCTTTATATTTTTGAAATTTCTTTAAGAAAGCAAACATCACAGCTTTGTGACCAAATATATATCTTATTGCTAACCACCAAATATAAAATAAGATAAATGGAGATAACACAACATAAATTAATGTTAATATAATTCCCGCTGGAATTCTTAATAATTTACCACTTAGGGTTAACTCACTATTTTCCTTTCCAATAAACTCATCGTTTTGAAAATCACCTTTACATCCACATCCCATATTATTGCGCTGTTTTAACTCTTATTTTTATATCTTTTTCAGGGAATTTAATTTCAAACATTCCAATCGGATTTCCGAACAATGTGTATTGGTCAGAAATTGAGATTTCTTTTGTTTCATCATCAACGTAAGGTTGTTCAATTTCATTCATTGAATAAACACCTTCACCAACTTTATTAAAAACTCTAATTTCGATTACGTTGGTTACACCACCAACATTATTTACATTTTCTATTAATTGACCTAAGTATACATTCTCACCCATATAATGTTTATTAATATCCATGAATTCTCTTACACTACGAATCACACTTGAAATTATTTGTGATTGTGGGTAATCTTTTTCGATTAATAAATCGAATTCAAATCCTAGATTAATAATTCTACCATCACCAATAACAACATAATCATTAAGCATTTTATAATCTGCCAGATAATTTGAAATGTTTTGTTTAAGTGTATTAGTAGATGAATTTGAAAGTTTACCTGAAGAATTTAAACCTAATATGTAAACCATAATTTTGTTTTGCTCTTCAAATACACCAGTTCTAAAAGGAACCCCAAATTCACCTGGCATTAAACTTACTCTAGATTGGTAATCTTTAATTGTCACCGCTCTATTTTGTGCTGAGAAATTATATTTAACTAACTGTCTGATTTCATCAACTGAAGGTTCATCTCTACCACCTAAAGCTGGTACAGGGTTATTAACCGTTAATGATTGTCTAATAGAAGTATTAATTGTATTATCTGGTCCATTAACAAACATATCTACTAGGTTAATAGATGTTATTGTATTGGAACCTAAATTTGTATTAGACCCACCACCAACTCTATATTGTATATAAACAGTTGTATTGGCTTTTAAAGTCTCCCCTAACGATAGATTATTGATAAAGTCACCAATTCTACTACTTAAAGAATTATCTACGTTAAAATCGTCTAATTGAGAAACATCTTGATTTCCGCTACCAAAAATTAATTTTATAAAACCATTATCAGTATATTCTTTTATGAATTTTCTAGTAATTCTAACCCATTTACCAGGTCTAATTCCACCATTATCTGATACTGCCGCAGTATCTTCAATAAATTTTGTATCTTCAGCTAAAGCATCAACTTCAAACCATCTATTATCGAAATCTAAAAATTCATCGATAGTAGGGCTACTTGAAAAATTTGTACCTGTTTTTGTAATTACTGAAGTTATTGATAATATATCATTATCTGGTAATACCAATTCATAAAAAGGTACTACTTCAGCATTTGAAATCGTTTTTGTAAATGTTTTTGTAATACCATTTAAAACAATTTCCCTTTTAGTTAATGTGTAACTTATTATATTACTATTACTATCTAAATTAGGAATTATTAATCTATTTGGGATTCCACCTGAAGTGAATGGACTTGCAAAGTCAATATCATCTAGTGTTTCAAATACTTTACCGCCACCAGATACCTGTGTACCAACTCTAATTATTGGTGCATATCTTACATCAAAAGTATCACCGAAAACAGGAACTGTTACTGAAAAATCTACAATACTTATAGATGGTCGTTTACCTGGTACTTTAAGACCAAATGTTCTTGCCATGGATAATACAGAGTTTCTTTGCTCTGCATAATCGATTTGTGTTTCTTGAAATGCTCTATCAGTATTAACAGATAACATATCACTAACAGCAGCATTAAGCTCTATTAATAACATACCTATTGAGGCATCGTTAAAATCTGATAATATGTCTGGATAGTATTGTTTAACAAAATCTACTAATTCTGTTCTAATATCAGCGAAATTTCTACTTGAGTATGCTATACCTTTTGCCATTGTAATGTTTTTTATTATAAATATAAGATAATAAAAAACTTAACAAAATAAAGTTAAAGTTGGATAATTACAAAATCACGACTTTCAAACACATCTTCCGTTACAGTGTAGTCTAACCTAACTAGAGCACCGTACTGACTTTGTGGGGCTTCTTCGAATGTAATTGAGTTGATTTTTAAGTTTGGAATATACTTCTTAACAGCTTCACTTATTTCTGATTTAATTTCATCTTCGGTGATTCCATCATATGGATTGAATAAATACTTACGTAGATTAGTTCCAAAGTCTGGTAAATATAAACGTTCACCTTTATTAGTTAAAATAAGGTGGATTAAATCAGCTTTAATTGCTTTAGAATCTTCTGTATTCAATTTTAAAAAGAAACCTTCTCTACTATCTCGAAAGGGAAAGTCAATATTGATACTTTTATTGGCCATATCTATAATTTACTAATAAATATCAATAAATAAAGTTTTAAACTAAAAAAGGCGTAACCCGAAAGTCACACCCTTTATTCCATTATGATAAAATATTTTAAGCTGAACAACCTATACACTCAAAATCTGATTCATCAGGTTTTTGTGTACTTGGTAATATAATATCTTTTCTTTTAAATAAATCGGATGTCGTTTCAGCATCTTTTTTAAGTACCCTAGTGTAATAAACACCAGTTTTATTACCTATCTTCCATCCATGTATTAATGCCGCAGATAATTTTGTAAAGTTACCATCTGGGTAATATAAATTTAGTGATGTTGATTGGTCAATATATGGAAACGCATGATTAATCATGTCAATTCTCTTCTTTTGAGAAACTTCATAAGCAGTTTTATATTTAACTCTAAGTTCCTCTGGAATATCATAAAGACCTTGAATTGTACCACCAGCCATAACAATACGTTTAGCTAAATCATCATCCCAAAGACCCAACGCTTCTAAATCTTCAACTAGATTTCTTTGAACTACAACGAATTCACCTTTATCTAATTTTCTTCTGTAAACTACCCCTTGTGGAACTTCAAACATTTCAGTACAACCTAATAAGTTAGAGGATGAAGCTGTTGGCATAAGAGCTGTAAATAAACTATTAGCAACTGGTTTACTCATGTCAATTTCATGTTCATGAACACCCCATTTTTGTGGGTTAAAAATTCCTTTAGCATATAATGATTTATTATAATCTCTAAAAGTTTTCTTATGTTTAGCATAATATTCTTGTGAACCTTGAACAGCACCTAAGTATATTTCTCTCATAATACCTCTGAATGCTTCTTTACCTTCTTCACACTCAAAATTCATACCTCTTGAGTATAAGTACTCAGCTAATCCAGCCACACCAATTCCAATAGTTCTTTGACCTAAACCACCTTTTTTGGCCCTTTCAGTAGAGTAAACGTTAATATCAATTACTCTATTAATATGATAACTTAAAACTCTAGAAGCTTCTCTAATGTTCTCACAAGTCATTAATGGTATTGAACCTAAAGCACATTGACCTACTTCATCTTTATCAGCATATAAAAGAGTTTCTACACATAAGTTAGAACTCTTAATTGGTCCAAAATGTTCTTGCATATTTTTTCTATTAATAGAATCAATAAATACAACGTATGGGGTTCCAGTTGATGCTTGTGACATAAGAATTTTATTCCAAATTGTTCTTGGGTCAATCTTATCACCTAACCCCATATCAACTGCTTGTTGATATACTTCCCTGAATTCATCAGGAGAACACTCAAAGAAAGGTTTTAAGCCAGCTTTAAGTATATCATTAGGGCAGAATAAGTAATAATCTTTTTGCTCTGTTAGAGCTTCCATAAATAAGTCATCGATACAAACACCATTAAAGATATCTCTAGTTCTTAATCTTTCATCACCTTCATTAAGTCTTAACTCTAAATGGGAAATTATATCTTTATGCCAAGTTGGGGCATATAATGCAAATGCACCATTTCTTCTACCTCTTTGGTTAAAAAACCTAGCAATACCTTGAGCCAAATCAGCAAATCTAGGGATACCAGCGGCATTACCGTTAAAATCTCCTACTTTACTCTTAGAACTTCTAAGATTACCAATATAAATACCAATACCAGAACCATCTTTAGATGATTTAGCTAACTCACCTAATGTATCAATAATTCCTTCAAGACTATCTTCTTTTAGAAAGTTGATATCACATGATATAAATCTATTACTACCCTCACCAGTTCCAGCGGTTAAGTTTATTGGTGTTGCAAAGTTTAATTGCTTGGTTGAAAGCATTTCATATAGATACTGAGCTGATTTTTTATCTTCAGCTAATTCAGTAGCAATTCTACCATACATTTCTTGTGGTAATTCATTACCATTTCTATATGATTTCTTGAATGTTGACCATGCTAAATAATCATAAGTATAATCTCTTGAATAATCTAATTCAATATCAAATTCTTTATATTCATGATTCTTTTGTGTAATATCAATTTCAATAGCTGATGCTAACATCGAATAATCTGGATGTAAGTAGACTGAACCCAATGATTCAATGATAACTAGGTTATCAATATCGTCTGTGGTCATTCCATCTTTAATCTGTGGGATTACTTTTTGTGATAGCTTATCAGAATCAACTTTTAAATTTAGGCTTTTGGCCGTTCTTTTAATCCTAATCAATACTTTATTTGGGTTAAAATTTTGACTAGTACCGTCTTTCTTAATAATTTTCATTAATTTTCTTCTTTTTGTTTTTTAAAAATCATCGGTCATTAAATCACCACCGATATTAGTTAATCTATTATATTCACCACCTTTAGTTTCAAAGAAGTTTTGACGTTCTACAATTGAGAAAGATGCCATAAAATCAAAAGGTTGTTCAACTTTAAAAACAGTTTCTATATTATAATAAATTAATAAACTGTCCGTAACATATTGAATGTACTGAATAAGTTTATCTTTATCTAAACCTAGCACATAATTATTACCATATATTGACTCAACAAAAATCTTTTCTGTTTCATAGCAACCCAAAATCATTTCTTTGATTTCTGAAGCTGGTAACTTATATTCATCTTTAATATATTTGTTATACATATTAATACCAAGATGCATATGTAAAACTTCATCTTGTAATATTAATTCATTAGCCTGACCTAAACCTACTAATTGCGGATAACGCATTCTAAAGAACATAAGCATTGCAAAGGTGCTAGAAAACCCCATACCTTCTAATAACGAAAACGCAACTAATCTTTGAATAATTGAACCTTCATCTAACCATTTTTGTGCCCACTTTACTTTAGCGGCTACAACTGGGTTAGTTCTAATGGCTCTAAACATAGCTTGTTTTTCTTCTTCATTATCAATTAATTGCTCAATTAATAAAGAATAAGTTTCACTATGTACATCTTCGATATATGCTTGGTAGACATAATTAGATTTAATTTCTTCAACTTCTGAAAATTCTGATATTATTTCATCAGCCAAATTATCTTGTACTAATGTATCTGAAACCCCAAAAAACGCTAAAAGGTTTTTTAGTATCACAACTTCTTCAGGTGGTATACCATCAAAAGTGTCTTTTGATAAATCTAATTCTTCAGCAGTCCAAATTTTAGCTTGTTGCTTTTTATAAAACTCCCAAAGTTCATTATGAATTATTGGAAATTTCGTATCTCTATCACCGTTATCTATCTTTAAATATTTGCTCATTTTTCTTTATTTACTTTTTATTAATATTATTTTTATTCTTCTTTAAGAGTTTGCTTATCAAGAGCCTTTTGTAACTCAATGGTTTTCATCACTGAAGCCGTATAAGCGTTGTTTTTAGTCTCTTTATATGATTGCATTTCAGAAGCTTTTAGGTAATTTCCATCATCAATATTAATTTGAATCTTTGCGTTATTAAATTCAACATCTGTAAAAATTATCCCATCAACTCCAAATCTAGATTTCAATATTGCCATGTTAGCACGACCACTTTCTTTTTGGTCTAAATCTTTTGCAATTGAAACTATAAAGTGACCGATTTGACCTTTTTTAATTGAACCTCCAATCATAGTTGAGTCAACTGTATCAGCATTAATCGAATCTCTATTACCTTGAATAGCAGTCCAACCTACCATTTGGAATTCACTTAACAAACTTTCAAATTGTCTCATGATTGGGCCTTCAGCTTCATATCCTTTATCATAATTTCTAGTTGATGTAATACAATCAATATAATCAATAAGGATAATATCAGGTTTTCTACCAGCAGCGGTTAACCTTCTAACATAGTTTTTGATTATTGGAATGGTTGTCCCATCACTAGGAAATTTCTTTAATTCTAAATATCCACCAGCATCCTCAAATTCTTTTACTTTTTCATCAATTATTGGACGATTTTCAACCAATGCTAAATCATTAAGTGCTATACTAGTCCAACACGATAAGTGCTTTCTCTGTATTACTTTTGGATTATCTTCGAAGAAGATTTGTAATACCTTATAACCTTGACTATATGCAGTATTTGCAATTTTTGTAATCATTGTGGTTTTTCCAACACCAAATGGTGCTAATATTACCCCTAATTCACCCTTAGATAAACCACCATCCATCTTTTCATCTAAACCACTAATACCAGTTGGTATAGGTTTTCTAAAGTCTTCACTTAATACGTCATCAATATTAAAAAATACATCAATACCAGCATCTTTATCTGAACCGACTTCAAGTGCTTTCTTCATTATTTCCTCACAAGCATCATAATCATCTAAATTACCTTTTTCAATAATCCCTTGAATTTCTTCCATGGCCTTACGAAGTTCTTGTTGTTTACAGAACTTCATGGCTTTGTCTTGGATATATTCAGAGTCTTTTAACGGAAGGTCTTTAATTTCTTCCATTTGTGCTGTAATATACATTCTAGTGGCATCATTATCACCTCTAGCGTTAAGTCTATAAATGAGACTTTCATAATCTAGAACAATTTCGTCAGTCTCATGAGCTTCTTTTATTTCAGAAGCGATAATCCTTAAATATAAATCAGTAAAATAATTAGAATCTATTATTGAGATAATATTACTCGAAAACTTATAATCTGTAATTAATTGGGATAACAGTCTCTTTTGATAAGGGATTCCTAAGAACCCAAAACCAACATCTTTATTGATATTACTCATATTTTTATTATTTTTTAGTATGTTTCTAACTTAGCATATTCATCTGAACTTAGTCTGTTATATCTAGTTAAACTAGTTGAACCATATACTTTAGTATAAGACTTTTCGCTCATTGCATCTTGTATAATTCTTATAATATTAGGAATTATACTCCTAATATCAATTTCATATCTAACATTAGGGTGGAATATTTTACCATCAAACATACCTATAGCAATTGAATCCTTTCGAATTGCATCTAAATTAAAATCACCGTCTTTATCACGTAATTTATTAACATTATTCTTTAATACCTCTAAAGAAAAAATATCCTCCTTATCATTTAAATGATTATTTTGAGCATAGAAAGGTTTATAAGAATTATCCATACATTTATATTTGAAGAAATCTGGAATTAAACCTAATGTCATTTCTTGATTAATACCCATAATATCATCTATCATTTCTTTAATCTCGAATGATTCTCTACAATCATTATTATAATTTTTTACATTGAAGTATCTTTGACAAATAATGTGGTCATTGATTCTTAATATAAACTCAAAAGGTTTCACTATTTGCTTTTCGAATTGTCTTTGCTTTCTGTCTTTTTTATTAGCCATTTTGTTCATTTATTAAATTTAATTCTTTCCGCTCTCTCTCTATTAGTTTTTTAAACGGAAGTAAGTAATTAGTGCTGAATGATTCGATTTGTTTATCGACACCATCACGCTTCATGTAGCGATATACATTTTTAATACCTCTATCTTCGATATCGCCCATTGGATTTCTATTGTATTCAACTAAATCCTTATTTTTTTTATCAATTAAAGGGTCACTTAAATCTATAATACTTTCATTAATTTTATAGATATTTTTACCTTGTACACCTTGGGTGTTTGATTCGATAATATTAGTTAACGCTTTTAACGGTTTCTTTTTATCCTTAATACGTTGAGCTTGATGCTTCTTCGCTAATTGAATAATTTCCTTTACAGATAGTTCACGCTCTTTAAGTTCTGGAAAGAATTTTAATAAAGTCGTCTCTTTAACACCTTCAATACCTTTAATACTGTCGGAATTATCACCACCAATTACTTTAATTAGTTTTAAATTCTTTGGGTGATAGTTAAAATATTTGTTAAAATTTTCTAAAGTTACGTAATCTCGAATTTTTCTATCACAGAAGTATATTCGAACATCTGAACTTATCAATTGGCCCAAATCTCTATCTGAAGTGCAGATAGTTATTTTCTCATTTGGCTGTTTTGTTTTGCAATAATAAGCTATAAAATCATCAGCTTCAACACCAGACTTAGAATTATCTATTAATTGTCTAATACATAATTCCTCTAAATATTGTCTGATTAAAAATATTTCGGTTTTTTCTTGAATGTCAATTGGGTGTGTCCCATTAACGAAATCTTTATTTCTATCAGATTTATAATCACTATAGAGTTCCCAACGCTGTTTACCACTGAACTTTCCATCCCAAAAGACAAATACTCTATAATATAATTCTTCTTGTAATAGTTTTCTAAGGATGGTAATAAAGATGTACAATCCACCTATATGGTCACCATCCCTAGTAAACATATCTTTAGCTCCGAAAAAACCTAGTTTAAACAAGGCATTTCCATCGATAAGTAAGGTATTTCTAATGTTCTTAGATTTACCGTATTTTTGCGGCTTTTTAGCCATTTCACATTAATTTAAAAATTAATACTATAAAATATCATCGCTTGACATTTCACCTTCTTCAGTTACAAAATTGATTTGAGCACCATATTCAACCTTAAGTTTCTCATGTATAAACTCTCTATGTTCTTTTTTATATTCTTCAATTTCTGTCGGATTCCAATATCCGTGTGGGGTTGATGCAATCTTACCCTTTTTCTCTAAACCATTAATATGGTTTTTTTCACAACTAATTTTAGTTTCAATTCCAAATTGGAATTCATTACCTAATGAAGTTGCTTTAAGTTTAGCCGTACCGTGAGATAAAACTCCACCTAAATGCACTATTAATCTAGAATTATAGAACATAAACTCACCACAACTGTGCTTAATTTTCATATTCATATTATCATACCAAATCTTTTGTACACAAATGAATGTGTTAGTGAAAGGTTTGTCTTGTCTTCTAGATGAAGGTATTCTAAAGTTAACAATTGGTTGGAAAATTTTCATTGACCCAGCATTCCACATATTATTTGTAGTTGATGATATCGCAGATTTATATCCATTTAATGTTCCAATAGAATCCCAAAGAAAACATAAATTCTCTTGTAACAATCCTTCAGCTTGAGCATTTAACAATTCAGTCATATGAAGTGCTACATCCTCTATTACTGGTTCATACCTTAAAGGGGTTTTACCCATCTTTGAATGTTGATGGTCATAGCATTCATAAGCTTCTAATAATTCTGAATTACCCATGAAAATAAATTTACCTTCTGGTACTAATTCACCAGTATCTTCATTAACAACCCATTCAAATTCTACGCCACATGTTTTAGCGTGGTCCCAATGAAAGTTACCCTCTGTTTCATATATTACTGGCAAATCTCCAACTCTTTGTGCACCAGCAATTGCTTCATAAAATGCAGTTGATTTTCCCGTGTTGGTGTAACCTCTCACTGAAGATACATAACCTCTTGGAAATCCAGGTAATTTAATGGCATCATGCCATGCTTTTGATAATGGAATCCATGATAATTCTTTATCTGGAATTGTCTTTGAGATTCCTTGTGATTTTTTAAAACTACTAAAATCGTAGTTAGCTTTCTTTACTGTTGTTTTACTTGGTTTTTTAGCCATAATTATTTTTGAGGTACCCCGATTTTTTTCTACTTTATCCCTAATAATTAGAGATAAAATAAGGGGGTAGGTAAACCTCACCCCCTACATTATCTATTTACCTATTCTTAAAATGGTAAATCATCATCTTCTTCGACAGCGACTGGTACTTCCACTTCAGCAGTGTTAGTAGTATCAGCAACCTCTTCAGATGCTACTTTACTTGTTGGTTGTTTAGCTGTTGTTGCAGCTCCACCACCCATAGTGATTTGTGAATCTAAATCACTAGAAGTATCTTCTGTTTGTTCTTCCATCTCATCTTTATCAACAAACTTTTCAAGTTTCTTATCCCAAGCTGGAGTTTTACCAGTTGCAACTAGTTTTAAGTAGTCATAACCTTTTACAGAATAAACATCTCCCCATGTCTTTTCACTGTTAACCCATTTTGTTGCTAACTCTGAATCTTCACTTAAAACTGTTCTATCATATCCTTGAATAGCGTTCACTACTGGATAAGTACCACCTCTTGGATTCTTAACTCTAACGATGTTTAGAATTAAATCTCTACCCTCTTTATCATCAAAGATATCTTCTTTACCAGCTTCCCAGTAAGTTTTACCAACTGCGGCAATTTTATCAAAGATACCTTCTTTTTTGTAATTGATTGGAAATCTCCAGAATTTTGGACCGTGGTCTTCATTTTCTCTGTCAATTACTTTAACAATATACATTAACCTAGCTTTAAATTGTTTAGCTAATTCTTCATCTGATTTTACACCAGTTGAAAGTAATTGTTCTCTCAATTCACAGAATGGGCAATCTTCATCATTAAGATGTTTAATACAAACGAACTTTCTGTTCTTTCCATCCACTTTTGCACTATGTACATGAACTTCTTGTAAAGGTGAACTACCATCATTTGTTGGTAAAATTCTAATTCTTTTCGTTGCATTATCAATACCATCTGGTAAGTAGGTTGTAAAATAGTTGTCTGGGTTAAACGCAGACTCACTTGAGCTTGATGTTGATTTCTCATACTGAGATAACATCGCTAATAACGGATTCTTTTTTTCGTTACTCATTGTTTTTTGTTTTTATTTGTTAATTTGTCCGATTCCGTTTTTTATGAATCGAAGTCTTTATTTGTATTAACACCGCTTATAATTCACAGGTGTTAATCTTATCTGAGTCAAATATACTATAATAAAAAGCTTTTTAGAAGTGATTTTCAAAATTTTTCAAAAAAAAATGTGCGATAATAATTTATCGCACATTAAGCATTTGGTTTTTAGTATTTTATATTTAGAAAGTTTTATTAAATTTATATCCTTTTGAATCTCTAAATGAATCTTTAATTTCTTGAGCATTAAAATCTCTATCTACTTCATCTTGGGTTAAAACATATTCTTTATCTTCTTTTTGAGTATCTTTCATTGCATCATAATTACCTTCCTTCTCAGCCCAGAAATCAGTTAATTTCATACTGTATGGATAAGAATCTAATGAACGCATTTCTAATTTTTCTTCAGGAGTTGGGTTTCTTCTTTCAATTTCATTTTCTAAATGTTCAATCTTGGTATTAATAATAGCCATTTTTTCTAATGATTGTGTTAACTCATCAAATTTAGCTAAAAGCATTTCAGCTTTACTATTAGCAGCATCAGCAGATGCCTTAGCAGCTTCAGTACCTTGAACTAATTCTGTAACGTCCAATTCAACTTCATCTTCCATTGGTTCTGGTTCTGGTAAAGGTTCATCCATTGCTTCTGGTGCTTCTGGAAATTCTTCCCCATCAGTTGCTTCTGGTTCTTCTGGAAAATCTTCCATACCACCTTCTTCACCACCCATTTCTGGTTCAGCATCTAATTCACTATCCATTTCTGGTTCAGCATCTAATTCAGCTTCACCACCTTCAATGTTTTCTTCATCTTCTACTTCATCTTCCCCAATGTAAAAATCATACTCCATTAAAAGTTTGAACCTATTTCTATCTTTTGAATTATCTTCGTTTGTATATTTCTTCATTACATTAATAATTGTCTACCATCTTCGATTATTATTTTCTTGTTAACTCTCTCAACAATACTTTTATCACGTTTAATGTGTTTTGGCGCACAGTTACCATCCATATCACATACAGTACCTTCTTCTTCTGTATTTTCAGTTTCAGCCAAAAACTTATTCAATTTATTTAATTTATCACTCATAATATTATTATTTAGATATTTGTTATACTAATAAATAGATGAAAATTACAAAAAAACCCGTTTTATGTGGATAATTGATAAATTATTATTACCACTAAGAATTAGATTATTTTTGAATTTGTCCCAATCTATTTTATAATTTTTATAATCGATATTACCGCTTTCTAAATTATACTCTTTTTCTATTAATTTATTTAATGCATTAATAGTATAAAAGGAAGCTTTTTTCTTATGAACAATGAGTGCATTCCTAAAATAATCTCTTAAGTTAATTTTATCCCCAAGTTCTAACTCAATATAGAATGTGTATAAATATTGACTCTCATCATCTTCAATTTCAAATTTGAAAGTTTTAGATGACTCTATCTTGAATTCTTCTTCAATGTATTTCAAAAATTTACCACTTTCAGTTTTATTAACGAAAGCCGCAATTAATAATTTTTTATTCATGGGGATTTATAGAATATAATACTGGGATATATTTGATTTGATTATCCAAACGTTCCAAGTAGTTGTTATATTCTATAAGTATCTCGTTACCTTGCAGAAACACCCCACTTTTTTCAATTATTTTCTTTTCGATTTTATCAACATTTAACCCCATAAATGAAGCAGTGTTTAAATCGATACCGAAAATTAAATTCCCTGAGTAGAGGTAGATAACGTTATTATTTGATTTGTAGGAAATTACATTATTTAGACTGTAGATTTTTCTAACAATCTTCATGATTTTATTTTTAGAATATTGTATAAAATCTAAATCGATATAAGTAATTTTATCAGTATATTTTTTATAAGAAAATCTAATGAATATTTCTAAATCATGTGAATATACATCTCGCTTAACATTACGCTTAAGTGTCCAGAATGTATTTTCATTGATTTGTTTATCTAATATCTTGATTAAATCTTTATTAAAATTTAACATAGTTAAGTCATAACCCACAACCAAAGTTGGTAGGTCTTTATAGATTATATCATCCATGGATTGAACTACATTGAATTCTGGTCCGATGTTGATACTATCATTTGATACTATGTTAGCTATTTCCATTACGCAAATATACCAAATAATATTTAAAAAAACAAATTTAAGAATTAACTATATTTTCTAATTTAATTTTAAGTACCCTTAAAGAACCTTCATAATCTTTAGTTGCAGCATATCTAGCATTATAATCTTTTCTTCTAAACTTATCATAATTTAATAAATTTAACCAATTATTATCATCTGGAATATAAGATTTTATAGTATTTGTATAAGCTTTAACACCAACTTCCCAACTTCCATAATCTTTCCTATAACCAAGTCTTTTAGCTTCTTCTGGTGTTAAAGTATCACCCTCAGTTATATTTAATATATTAAAAATATTAAAAGTAGATGTGGCCGCACCTTTTGTACCAAAATTACTTTCAGCCGCTGCTTGTAATAACATTAATTCTAATGGAACATTATATTTAAGTGCTAAATCTATATAATTTTGACCATTTAATGGTATATCAGTGCCATCATCAGTTACTGAATCAATAAATAAATTAATTTTACTTGATGTTAATAAAGGTTTTTCTATTTCAATTAAATTAGTATTAAAAATTGTATTATTATTTTTATAAACTTTAGCTTCAATATCAGTTGATTTAGTGTTTGGTTTATTTTTATTACTACCTGTTGTTAAAGAATCTAAATCAGCACCCTCTTTACTAACTTCATTTAAATTAGTGATTAAGTGTGCGTATAGAGTTTTATCATCAATCATTTTTGTTTTAACTGCACGAACTCTAACACCCTTAAATGTAGTAGTCATATGATTTGCTTTGATACTATGTCTAGTGTTTATGATGTTATAAGCACCATCAAACATTGGGATATTATCTAATTGGAAATACATAAATGGTTGTATTTGAGCACAACCTAACATTTCAACTTCACAAGAATATGCTCTATTGTTATAAATATCAAATAAATTTTGACCAATAGAGTTATTTCTATTTTGATTAGATAAACTCTCGATTATCTCAAGACTTTCTTGTGTTTCAGTAAATTCCGATTGGTCTAAACTAAAACTCTTAAATAATGATTGATTTTGGTCAGCATATTTAACTAAAAAATATGGCACTTTAGTACTACCTGATACAAAATCATCAGGTAATTGACTTGAATTATTCACGGATATATTATCACCATTACATTTTACATCTAAACTCCAACTATCATTCTTTTTAAATTTAGCACCTTTTTCAATATTCAATTTATTAGATTGCTCACCAAAATACATACATATAAATGATGGACCACTAGCTGGTGGTGCTTCATTAAACCTGAATGGTTCGAATACATCCCTAATTTCTTCTTTATCATTATAATTAATATATGTTGGTAACGGAATAAAATCAAAATTATTATCTCTTAATATTCTAGCGATAAAATTATAAAAACTAATATTTGTATTATCTTTCCAATAATTAACAAAAGTTGTTGGTGCAATTTTAAATTTATCCGAAATATCAATGTAAGCCCTATCAATGAAATTAAATTTATTATATAAATCTGTAGTAACAACACCAGAGCGAATTTGCGGAATACCTACAACCCATTTATCATAGATTGATTTTACATTCTTATATAAACTTAATTTTATATCATCATCATCATTAGTATTAAATAAGGATTGTTTAACTTCTTCTACTGGGTCTATAACTTCTTTTGTGTTTAAAGTTTTAAACTCTTCAAAAAATGTTCCTAAATAAGTATTAACAGTAGCTTCTGGTACGTCAAAATTGATAAATCTATCTTCCGATGCGTTCCAAATTCGATAAGTCGAATTAATTATTATTCTTTCTTCGAATAATAAATCAATTATTTGATTAGCACCTTCACCACCATCTCTAAGGTCTAAAACAAAGTGATTTTCTTCAGTATCTTTTGATACTACAACATAATTTTGTGCAACATTTGTCCTTAAAACCTCTGAGTTAACTACAGATGAGAAATTATCCCATGCGGCATTTCTTTCAGATGCACCAGCGTTATCAGAAAAAATCTCTAAATTGTTTTTTAAATTTAACCATCCATTATTATTAATATCATCTACCCAATTCTCAAACGTTAATTTAAACTCATTCTTAACCGAATCTGGAAGTCTACTAATTATATCATTTATTTTAATATCATAACTAACTTCTTGAGATTGAAGTAAGAATTCTAAATTTAACCCTAATGTGGTTGTAGTAGTTCTTTTATAACTACCAATTAAATAACTATCTGGTTCAATTTGGATTGAACCCGATAATTTAGGTATAAATGTTTGGTTATTATCATCATTGAAAATTAAGAAATCTTCTACACTATTTCTATATAAAATAGCACCCATAAATAACACCCATGAATATGGTACCGAAACAAAACCACCTCTTTGATTGAAATAATTTATTTCTTTACCTTGTAATAAACCTTTATTAACCCCATTCCCAAATAAACCTGTACTTATTTCACCACCCATACCAGCAAAGGGTAATGTATGTAAAAATAAAAAGGCCCTTCCAATATTACTTTGTCTATAATAAAATTCACTACCAAATAATGAAAAATCAGTTTTAGAACTTCTAAACATCGGTTGAAATTTAAAGGTTCTATTTATTGGATTTCCCTTTTCAATATTTTCAATAAGTTGACTTTTAAATGTTTTTTTATCATAAATTGACCCTAATCTTTGTTTATCATTTTGTGTTAATATTAATCTAGAATTGGGATTATATATAAAATTACCATTACCATCACTAATAAAAGTGTCATATTCATTTTGAGTTGAATCTTTTCTAAATGAATTTACAACATCATTACCACCCTCATAGAATTCATAAAATAATGGAATATTACCACCAACTTCATGTTTATATTCTAAAAATTCATGAGTTCTATATTTACCACCAAATATTTTATTAACATTAGAAATGTTAACTTTTTTTTCTTTAAAATTACTAGTTAATGAGTCAATATTTAAATCAGAATCATAATCATATAAAAAATTATCTGAATAATTACTACGATTTATTATTTTAATAAATGTTTCATATTCTTTTGAATTTGGAACTGTGTCGTTTTCTAAAACATTTGAAACTACTGTTGATACGAATGTATTTGCGACACTTCTCTCTTCAAGACTATTTAATTGGTTAAAAGATTCTTCAAGTGTTGATAGACTTTGATTAATTGGTATATATGTTGCTGTTGGTTTATCAAAATCATCATTAGTAACAACTGATGATGTATGTCTATAACTTAATATTTCATCATTAAGTAAAAATTTCATGCCAAACTTTTCTCTAATTTGACGTGACCAACTAGCGATTTTACCATTAACACCTAAAATATCTGTATTATCACTAACAATACCTTTTTTAACGTTTGAATTTAAAAGAGTGTCATACATTTGTCTAGCTTCAAGCTTAGCCATTTTTGTAATTTCTTCACTTGATAAATTACTATTTGTATACGTTAAAAACAATATCATCCTTTGATAAAGTAATTTAGCTGGAAATATTTCAACTTTATTTTGAGGTATTAACCAAGGGTTTGTATTCGAACCATTAAATGCTTTTGTTTCTAATGGATTAACTGGATACCAACCTTTTTCATTTTTATTAACATTTAATAAAAATTCTTGGTCTTTTATTTTAGATTTAATAATTGAATTTAATAAATCTTCAATGAAAGTAACTTCTTTAAATTCTTTAAATTTAGGGTTAGAACCTAACCATTTTTCAACCAACGCACCATCTTCTTTCTCAACATATTCTGGAAATGCTTTAATTGTTATAGTGGAATTGTTATTATCATCTTTATATTCAGTAAAAGTTTCTTTATTTGACCCTTGAATAGTTCTAATACCACTATCAATATCAGTTTTAATGGATAAACCAAGGTCTCTAAGAACTCTAATTAATAAATCAACATGGCTACATAAGATTCTAAAAAAAGACCCTATAGACCCATCAAAATCAATTCCTTGTTCATCGAAAAAATCATTTAATTTTGATATAAATTCTTCACTAACTAAATTTTTATTATCAATTAACTCATTATTAATTTGTTCCCTAATATCATTAATTTGTTGTATAGCAAACCTAGCATCAAGCATGTTATATTTACTTAATGTTACGCTAACACTATTCGAACTTATGAATGGTGGTTGATTTAATATTTGTATAAATTCATTATATTTCCTTTCAATGATATTATCAATTTTTTCAGTACCAGTTAATATAAAATTCTTATATTTATTAACTATTATATCAGAATTGTCTTGAAACTCATCTAACGTTTTAAATCTTCTAAATACACTTGATATATTATCCCTAATTATGAAATCATTCATTTCAAAATCCTTATAAAATATTCCATCACTATCTAAAACAAATTTAGAAGTGTTTAATTCAAAAGACTTAGCATTAGTTACTTTAGTAAATTGATTATATTCATTTACTAATTTTATTACAGAATCTTGATAATCTTTAATAAAAGACCTACTCAAATCTTGAGAATTTAGAGTATAAACGATTTCATTTGTACTATT